GAAGCGGTCGCCGATCTCGCGCAGCAGGCCATGCTTCACCAGCTGCTTCACGAGGCGCCGCACCATCGACTCCGTGTGAGTCACTGCCTTGACGCCAGGCCGAGCCTCCACGTACATCCACTCCCGCAGTGCCTGCCACGAAATGCCGACGCGCCGCCCCACCATGCCAGTGGCGTAGTCCATGCGCGGACGGATCGCCGCCACGTACAGCCGAAATGCCGCATGGCCGAGACCGGACAGCGCGTCCAGCTCGGCCTGGTTAAGTTTGATCGCAGCCATTACTGAGCCTTTACTGCTACGGCGCCGCGCTCGGCAGGCCGGTCGAATGATGTGAGGTCATCCCAGACGTCGCCGAGGTTGGCGTTGCCGTCATAGATGGCCACCAGGTGCTGGCGCGCCTCATTGACACGCAGCTGGATTGCGAACTCCGGAGAGCTGTGACCGAAGAGCTTGAACACACGCCCGCCGCCCTGCTTCATCGCGAAGACGCCGAATGGCTCCCCGCCCTTCAAGATGCGTTTCTTGATACGGCCGAATACCGCGTCCAGCTCACGACTTGTAAGCGGCTTGCGCGGCCGCAGGATTGGCCGCCGCCGCGACTGCGCCGGCACGGCTGCCGGGTGAAAGCTAATTCGGGTCATTCGCCGCCATCCTCCTCTTGCTCCACGGCGCGGCTGGCCGCCTGACTGAGCGCCATCACTGCCTGCATGACCTCCATCGCCTCTTTCCGGATCCGCTCAGCCTCGTCCGACTTGATGTGGCCATCGAACGCGCCTTCGGTTACCGCCTTCACCACGTCAGCGAACTCGCGCGAGACATTCCCGAGGTGCACCATGAGGTCGGTGACCGTCGCCATGGCATCGGACGGCAGCGGCTCTACAGCCACCATGCCGTGACGCATGCAGAGCGCGTGCACCGGAACCTTGGCGCCGTCGACGCCAGCTTCTTCACAAAGCTCGACAACTAAAGAGAACTCCTCCGCGTTAAGCGCATGAGTAGTGATCCCTGGTCGCAGCTTGTTGCGCAGAACGTTGGGCGAAACCTGCTTGCCCAGGCGAACACTCATCGCGTGCGCAAGGCCCTCGATACCACCACAGGGATACCGGCGCGCCACGTTGTAGAGCGCCTCGTGCTGGTCGATGTCGGAGTACTGGTACGTCATCGGTAAACCCTTGGAAATTTGGCCGTGTTACGCACGCGGCACAACCGTTACAGTTCGGATCAAACGCGGCGCTATGACCGCGCACTCAGGGAGAAAACGATGTTCCAACCGAAGCCGAAGTCTCTACACCGCCTAACCCCCGCGCAGCGCAAAGTGCTTTCGCGCCATCCGGCAGCTCGCCGCGCACTGCAGCGCGCGGAGACGCCTGCGGACTGCCCCACGCCTGCCACGCCGCTGACCACGTCAGCTCAGGCCAAATCTGCCACCAGTCATCCGGCCTGAGGTCAGGCCGAGCGACGCGGCCCGCCGTGTAGCGCTCGATCTGAACGCAGCGAACCGGCGGCGGCAGCGCTACGCGCCGCACCCACTGGTGCACCAACGACTGGGACACACCGATCGCCGCAGCGAAGTCTTGCTGGGTTGTATCCGTCTCAACGAGGAAGGCATGCAGATCCATGGGACGCGATATTAGAAGTTCTAATCCATATGGTCAAGAGCGCTTCTAATCGTGTTCCTCTAGGCTTTAGTAGAGACTCTAATAAAATCCGGCTATGGCTACCGTACCGAAACGCTCCCTTACTGCTGACGAAAAAGCCGAAGCAGCCCGCCTCAATGCGGCCTGGCAGGCATACAAGGCCCAGTGCAAGGAAAAGGGGGAAAGTCCGACCCAAGTATGGCTTGGGTCCGTCACAGGCCTAGGCGGGCAAAGCGCCGTAGGCCAGTATCTTCGCGGCATCATCCCTCTCAACCTCAAAGCGCTGGTAGCCATATGTAGCGCCATCGGCGCACGCCCGGAGGACATAAGCCCTCGCCTCACGGACGCACTGGCAGAGATTAGCAAGAATCACCAAGTTAGGGAAAACCCTGACAACGGCGAAAGAAATGCTAATGAAGTGGAGGCTTACAATCCCCCTACAACTGGGGACAACTTCGAGGCCGGTCCAGATCTCCGCCCGAGGCGATACCCCGAGATTTCTTGGGTACAAGCGGGGATGTGGACGGTGATTGGCGAGAATTTTGTGCCTGGCGACGCGGCAGCATGGCACTACTGCCCTCTCGATTTAGGTGAAAACGGGTTCGTGCTGCGGGTCAGAGGCACGTCGATGACGGCGCCAGCGGAGGCTCGCCACACCTTCCCCGAGGGCACGTTACTGTTCGTCAATCCGGAGATCGAAGCCGTGCCCGGCAAGTTCGTGATCGTCGCGCGCAACGGCAACGAAGCCACCTTCAAAAAGCTCACCATCGAGGAGGGCGAGCTGTTTCTCGAAGCCCTCAACCCAGCCTGGCAGCCGCGATACACCCGGCTTGAGCCAGATCATCATATCTGCGGCGTGGTGGTATTTTCCGGCATGCCGCTGTAACAAAAAAGGGCCGCTATGTGCGGCCCTTTGTTTGTGTACCCACTGCGACGCCCTCCAGCAGATCAAGGAACGCCATCACTGCGGCCTCGGCCTGCCTTGTGAGCAAGCCACCCCGATCCATCTCCCCGATTCGCTGCACCAGGCGCACAGCTGATCTACTCATGGCTGGCGCCTCCAGGTCACCCGACAGCAGCGCCGTAACCGAGACGCCAAAGGCTCGCGCCACACCCGGGCCGCGCTCCGCCGGCACCCCGCCCCGACTCTTCCAGTTGGAGACGACGTTGCTCGATATGTTCAGCTGCTTGGCCAGCCATGCCTGACTCCTCCCCGCCCGGGCAAGAAGCACAGCCACGCGATCCCACGGAATGAGCACTTTGTCGTCCATAGGTCGCGACGGTACCGAGGAATAGTTGAGCGGAGTACCACAGTATGTGTTGTTGCATGTACACACTCTGTGACATGCGCACCCTTAAATGTGCTGCATTGTATCCTTTTAGGAGTGTTACTAATACGCAACAGCAATTCGCGCGTCATGAATATTTCTTAGATCTGACTTAAGCACCAGCGATGGGCAAAACGGTGTTTTATTAGAAGTACTCTTGCGCCTACAAATCAGAACTTCTAATATTCGGTCTACCCACTTTTCTGGAGACCGACATGATCAAGAAGTACTGCAAAGGCCTGCCGCTCTACATCGCCGCCGTGGCCGCCACCCTCCTCGTCCACGGCCTCGCGCAGCACTGGGACGCCCAGAGCGAAGCCCCCCAGCCGACCGCGCTGGTGCGCCACACCTGAATCGCATGCGGCCGCTGCCCTTTTCCCGCGAAGCCCTGATGGCGGAGTTCGCCCGCATCGGCGGCAGCGGCCGCCCCGAAGACGCGATCCGCATCCCGCATATCCGCCTGCAGCTCATCGCCTCGATCAAGCAGCGACTCCTGGCAAATCGCGCCAAGCGCCGCGCTCGCCCAAACACCGCACCGACGATCGACCTCAAGCGCCTGCAGGCCAACGACCTCGACTAGGACCCCACCATGTTGATCGGACTCACCGGGCGCCCCGGCGCCGGCCAGGATGTAGCAGCCGACTATCTGGCCACCAGCGATCACCGCTTTGCCCTCGTCACGTTTGACCGCCCGCTGCGCAACATGCTGCGCGCCGGCTTCAATCTCACCGAGGAACACTTCCACCCCGATCTGTTCCTCGTGGCCCTGCCCGGTCTGAAAAAGTCGCCAGCGCAGATGCTGCACTCCCTGCGCTGGCAGTGGATCCGCACCAACACCGCACCCGACACCCTGCTCGACCCCGTGCGAGACGCGCTCGCCGACGCCCGCGCCCGCAATGTCGACGTGGTGATTCCCGACATCTACACCGACGCCGAGGCCGCACTGGTGCGCGAGTTCGGCGGCCAGCTGCTGCACCTGGTGAACAAGCACGCGCTGGATCTCGGCCCGGATACTGGCATCAAGCTGCGCGACCTTGAGCGCGAGCTGCTCGTGCCGGCGCGCGTCTTCCAGCTGTATGACGCGCTCGATGCGATCGTCGGCGAGGAAATGTTCTGCGAGGCCCTCGCATGAGCACGCGCCGCGACCACGCCATCCGCCGCGGCACCGCCGCGACCATCGCCGCTGACAAGCAAAAGCTGCAGCTGGAGCTGTACGACAGCATTGCCGCCCTTTTCCTTGATCCCAACGAGCAAACGTACACCCGCGTCGCGCGCTTTGTGTCGATCGCACGCAAAGCCATGGCACTGCAGCAGCTCACCACCTACGACACGCAGATCCGTTCAGCACAGCGCGCCCTGGACGAGATCTTTGACCGCTGGGAAGACACCGGCGAGGTTCGCGCGCTGGATCTGGAAAAGCGCACGCTGCGCGCCGCCTGCCCCGCACTCTCCGAAGCGATCGACAAGGCCTCGATCCGCGGCCTCGAAATCGCACGCGATCGCACCGAGGCCGAAATGGCAGTGCAAGGCGCCAAACAGGTAGACCACCCCTTTCTGGAGCGCCGCTAAATGAGCCGCGATCAGCGCCGGCCGCGCCGCGGCCCCTCCCCTTCTATGGACAGCGTTGCTGCCCGCGTCGACAGCGAAACCGCCCTGCGCCTGGCCGCCACTTCGGGCCCGCGCTCGACGTTCCGCTCGGCCCGCCGCACTCACGTCGATGACATGGCCGTCGACCGCCTGGCTGCAGCGATGAAGGAACGCTTCATCACGCTGCGCGAGCCCGGATGCGATTGGGACGATCCGCGCAAGTTCTCACCCGAGCTGCTCGCAAAGATGCTGGGCGAAGCCGTATGCACTGGCGACGCCGTGCTGGTCGGCGTCATCGCCGCAATGATCCTGACGCGTAACGCCGACCACCAGGTGATTGCCGAGCACGCGATGCGAGCTTTCCTGCAAGGCTCCTGCCACGACCAATCCCAGCGCATCACCGAGCTGCAGCAGAAGCTGGCGGCCGCGACGCAAGAGGCCTGCGCATGATCCGCGATCAATTTCTACTCGACATCAGCCACGAGCTGATCGTGGACAACTTTGCTGGCGGCGGCGGCGCGAGCTGCGGCATCGAGCTTGCACTCGGCCGGCACGTCGACATCGCCATCAACCACGACCCCGAGGCAGTGGCCATGCACGCCATGAACCACCCGCAGACCGAGCACCATTGCGAAAGCGTGTGGGACGTGGATCCGCTCGACCTGGTGAAGGGCAGGCCTGTTGGCCTCGCCTGGTTCTCGCCGGACTGCAAGCACTTCAGCAAGGCCAAGGGCGGAAAGCCGCGCGACAAGAAGATCCGTGGCCTAGCTTGGGTGGCAATGCGTTGGGCGGCGCTGGTCCGGCCGCGCGTGATCATTCTGGAGAACGTGGAGGAATTCCAGACGTGGGGTCCGGTGCTGGACGACGGCACGCCATGTCCGAAGCGCAAGGGCGACACCTTCCGTTCTTTCGTGCACCAGCTACAGGAGAAGGGCTATGCCGTCGAATGGCGCGAGCTGCGCGCCTGCGACTACGGCGCACCGACGATCCGCAAGCGCCTGTTCCTAATCGCGCGCTGCGACGGCAAGCCGATCGTATGGCCAGAGCCCACGCACGGCGCGCCGGAGAGCACCGCGGTGAAGGCCAAGCAGCGCAAGCCGTGGCGCACAGCCGCCGAGTGCATCGACTGGTCAATCCCCTGCCCTTCGATTTTCGAGCGCACTAGGCCGCTGGCAGAAGCCACACAGCGCCGCATTGCGCGCGGCCTACGCCGTTATGTCATAGATACCAATAAGCCGTTCACAGTCAAGCTACCAACCATCACGGCAGCACCGATCATTACCGAGTGCGCAAACGCCTCGAACGAACGCTCCTGGCGTGCCGACGAGCCGCTGCGCACGCAATGCGCGGAGGTCAAGGGCGGCCACTTCGCCCTGGCATCCGCGACGCTGGTGCAGACCGGCTACGGCGAGCGGCCGGGTCAAGCGCCGCGCGCCCCCGGCCTAGACAAGCCGCTGGGCACTGTCGTCGCGGGCGCCGCCAAGCATGCACTGGTGGCCGGCTTCCTCGCCAAGCACTACGGCGGTCACTATGACGGCGCAGGCGTCGACCTGAATACGCCGGCCAGCACCATCACGACCAGCGACCACCACGCGCTGGTCTCGTCCAACCTGGTGAAGCTCCGCGGCGAATGCACCGGCAGCGCCACCGCCGCGCCGGCGCCGACCATCACCGCCGGCGGCACGCATATCGGCGAGGTTCGAGCCTTTCTGGTGAAGTACTACTCGGAAGGCGGCCAGGATCAGGATTGCCGCGATCCCATGCACACGATCCCGACCAAGGATCGTCTCGGCCTGGTGACGGTTGCCGGCGAGCAATACCAAATCACCGACATCGGCATGCGCATGCTCGAACCGCACGAGCTGTACGCCGCTCAGGGCTTCCCCTCGTCGTATGTGATCGCACCCGTCATCAATGGCCGACGCCTGCCCAAGCACGCACAGGTCCGCATGTGCGGCAACAGCGTGAGCCCGCCCATGGCCGCCGCCCTGGTACATGCAAACGCACCGGATCTGGCCAGCTGGTCGACCAAGGAGCGCAAGCAGCTGGAGGCCGTAGCATGACCACGCCCGCCCCACGCGAATGGATGGCCGCCATCACCAGCCCGACGCGCGGAGTCCTGGACATGGCACCAGGCGCATGGAGCCACTGCCCAGCCACAACTGAGCGCGTGCTAGTGCGCGAGGTATTGCCGGGCGATCAGCCCATCGCGATCGCTACCGCAGCCGCAGGCAATGCCGACGTGGCCAGCGCCATCGATGCCGCCATGACAGATCTCGCACGCGAGTTGGGCTGCGCATTCAGCGACCTGATCCCGCATAACGCCGGCCTGTTCATCCCAGGCGAAGCCCGCGCTTGCGCGAACCCGGTCGACGCGATTCGCCGTCTGTTTGCCCATGTGCGTGACGGTGGCCGGGTCTATCGGCCCGAGTCGCTGCAATCAGATAAGCCCGTAGCTCGCGCCACCAAGGCAGAGCCCTCTCCTACCGACATTGACCCGCGCCAGGTGGCGCTTTTCGAGGGATGACCCATGACGCAAACAACCATCAATCTCGACGCGCTTGAGCGAGACGCCATTGCCGGAAAAGTGCGCTGGCAGGATGTCCACGCGCTCGTATCGCACGCTCGCCACCTGACCCGCCGCCTCGCTGAATCCGATAGGCACATGCCGTATCCGTTCCCTACCGTGATCGACATGAGCCATCCGAATAGGGCATACGTCACGCTTGGCTTCGGCACCGAGGCGCAATGCAAGCAGTTTGTCGAGGCCACGCGGCGCGGGCATGTCGCCGCCCACGTCAGCACAGAGAGTCACAAGGCCAAGGTGCGGGACGCCGAGCTAGAGCTGTATCGCATGGCTTACGGTCACCAGGCCCCGACCGACGCTGCAATGGACGTGTTGGCCGAGCGTCAGCGCCAAATCAACACCGAAGGCTGGACTCCGGAGCATGACGACGAGCACCGAGACTATGCAATGTCGTGTGCGGCGGGTTGTTATGCCATGTACACGCTTGCCTACCCGGAGGGTGATCCGCCGCCGCAATGGCCTTGGGATAAGGCGTGGTGGAAGCCCAAAGACCATCGCCGCAATCTCGTGAAGGCCGGCGCCCTGATCCTCGCCGAAATCGAGCGCATTGACCGTCTCGCCCAGCGCGACGGCGGGAAGGGACGGACATCGTGAGCCCGAAGAAGATGATCCTCGACCCGTGCTGCGGGTCTCGCATGATGTGGTTCGACCGTGTCCACGAGAACGTAGTGTTT